AAGATTTTCCAAAAAAGAATACATCTAAAAGAAATACATATGCTAGAGTTATGAAAACTGAAAGAAGATTAAGAGATTATAATAAATCTATGAAAGATAAACATGAATCTTTAGTAGTTAAGAAAGCATTAAAAATAAAAGATAACTAATGAAACGAAACGAACTAAAAACTGTACATGAATTGACTCCAAAACAAAGAATGTTTGTGGAGATATTAGTACAAGAGCATGGCAACATCACTCAACATGAAGCGTACAAGAGAGCAGGTTATGAAGCTGCTAACGAGAATACTGCTAAGTCATGTGCATCACAGTTGTTAAGTAGAAAATTAAATCCCCATGTTGCAAAATATTTTGATCAAAGATTTGAACAAGAAATAAAAAAATATGAGAGTGACAACCTTAGAAGATATAAAAGATTAGAACGAATTGCTAACAAGGCAGAAGAAGATAAACAATATGCTGCTGCTATCAATGCTGAATATAGATCTGGACAATTAGCTGGAGCTTATGTAGATCGTAGAGAAGTAAGAGTTAGTGGTTTGGAGGGTATGTCACGTGAGGAACTTGAAAAGAAATTGGAAGAGCTATCCGCAAAAATCGATGGATACAATGCCAAAACAATCCAAGTCTCTGACTCTGAAGAATCTGAGTTGGTCTGAGTATCTAGTATTGTTTAATAAAAAACATAACCCATTGATGACTTCAGTTGGGACAGTAGAGGTAAAAATTGATGAGAAAAAAGATTAGTCCACCTAAAAAGATTAATTCTGAAATAGAAAAATATCCAATGGTTTCTGTAGAGTGGTTTGATATCGTCTCGGATAGTTCATGGACAAGCTTTGATGCTTTAAAAAAATCTAATCTTGCCACCTGCATCACCAAAGGTCATCTCCTGAGCCAATCAAAAGGAGTGACTAGACTATTTGGAGATTACTCATTTGCAGAGAATGGTAAGGACATTGAGAGCATTGGTAATACCACTATAATTCCTAATTCAGTTATCAAAGAGATAAAAAAGTTAGGTCAATAAATGTCAGATAAAAACAGAGAAAGTTTGTTATGGCAAAAGGTAAAAAAGGGTTTAGTCGATTGCTTTTTAACCCGCATAGAATCTAGCACAATCAATGGAATTCCTGATATTCATGGTGTGCATAAATCTGGTGTATTTTGGGTAGAATTAAAATCAGACGAAGCTAAATATCCTAAACTAAATAAGTGGCAAGTTGTTTGGATAAACCGTTATATTAAAGCGGGTGGAGTTGTTTTTATCTTGAAAGAGACCCCTTCGCAGAGGTCTCTTAAACTGTACAGACCGGTGTCCGGTTTCACTGATCCTCGTTCCCTTGAACCTCGTTCCTCGTTCTCGTCCACCGGACAATGGATGGCTCTTCAAGAGCTCATGGTGAAAGAGCTGGCGCAGCGTGATCCTGAACAGCAGGTGGCGTAGATGTCGTTCTCGTTTCCTGGCCATGTTATATTTTTTACCTCTTAGTTAGCATGGCCTGGTAACGGGACCAACAACTCTCGTTCTCATTTCATTAGCAAACCTCGTTTCTCGTTTGAAGAAAATAACTGCGCCCCCTTCGCTGGTGAAGCTCAGGGATCTGGTGCGCGCGGATCAGCGTGCTTGGGAAAATTTTTCTGGACAGCAGGTGGGAAATGTGTAAATGTCGTTCTTGGAAAAGGAGAAAAGATATGACAAAATACTATGGAGTACAGGTGCACACACTCACCTTTCAAAAAGTGGACGCTAATGGAGAATCGATTGATGGAAAAGTGTACGAGTACACCGGAGATCATTCCTCGTTTTGCGAAGGGATAGACGAAGATGATTTGGAAGAGGTAGCAGATGGCGATTGATTTTGATGCCCTCGATCTCGTTCGAAGTGAGAACAGATCTCGTTTATATAACAAGAAGCTACAGGAGCTGGATCAGCGTAATCAGTCCCTACAGGAGCTGGTGGAAGCCATGATCCGTGAAATTCCAGATGACAAGAAATGGTCGTTTGAAGAAAGATTCAAAAAAATAAAAAATAGTTCTTGACAATTATCCCATCAGGTCTTATGTAAGGTCTGCGGACATGGAAATGCATTTAAAAGACTTAGCCATCCCGCTGGGTGATACAGCAATCCCGCTTTCCTCAATGAATTCTAGGAGGCAAGCTTAAATACTGGACACATTAGATATGCGCATGGGAAATCCAAGGTACCGCAACTAATGTATTAAAGACATGTGGCCACGTCAGGAGGTAACCTAACGGTGTAAACTTCGGTGGCCGCTAATTAGGAGTAACTATTATGATCATGACTTATATGAAAATTCGAGCTATGACTCGGTTGACTCGTTGGCTAGACCAGAACAACGTGCACTCTGAACTAAGGGATACCTTCTTCCTGCGTCCATGGCTGATGTGGCCTAAAGAAAGGAAAGGGATAGAACGAAGACTGGATGAAACTGCAGCGCGTGACTCGTTCTGCGATGAAAGATCTAAGAAGAGAAAATCCTGGAAGAACACGTACCTTCGCTCAGGACAATATGATAAAGCTTTACAACTAATTACTTATATAACCAACCGTTACAAAAGGAGAGCAAATGACAAAAAGTAAAACTCGTACAGAAGATAAACCAGAAGCTGGCAAAGTATACGCACTGACCGGTGGACCCGGATCTCGGTGCATCGCTAATGGCAACACATGGGCCGAGTCTGAGATAAAGGAGCAGGAGCTGCTGGCGAAGCCTTCGTCGGAGAAGCGCAAATGATCTACATTGCTTTGTTGTTCCTAATGCCCAGCACCATCGCGGTGCTGGCAGGACTAGTGATCCTCTCGCTCGTTGGAATTTGGTAATGTCGTCTCGTCTCGTTTCTGAGAAGAGCTGGCACCAGCGCAGGAATTACTCTGGCTTCAGGGGGCGTGCAGAGGAGTGTGCTGGTAGGACAAATGATTTGGTTTGCAGTTTAGAATGATTCTTAAAAGCATTCTAAAAGATAATTAAAAAAAGTTCTTTACATAAAGTAGTGGGATATGATAAGAGAGGGAACAAACTAACCAAAAGGAGAAAGATATGGGACTAGACCAACAAGCTCACTTACGAGGGCAACAAATCGATTGGGATAAATATTATTCTGACGATAACTATGCCGAAGAAAATAAAGTTTTCGTGTGGAGAAAACACGCAAGACTACAGCAATTCATGGCTCAAAAGTGGGACGAACAAAACCAACACCATGAGCATAAAGGAACACTTTCACATTTAGGTTTTAATGGAGATTGTGATGCGCCTGTGTACATAACTAAAGAGGTCGTTGATGATTTACGCGAGGCAATCAATAATGACTTCAAGGATTATGTCGCAACAGATGGTTTCTTCTGGGGACAGCAGTTCCAAGAGGAAAGCGTCAAGGATTATAAAGAGCAAGACATCAAGTTCTTAAAATTCTGTGAACAATCTATCAACGAGGAAAAGGTCGTTGAATATTGGTGTAGTTGGTAATGGCTAGGAAAAAGAAAAACGAGGCGACTAATGTCGCCTCGTCTCGTTCTCGTAGTGGGCAAGCCGAAGAAGATAGACTTAAACAACAGCTACGGGGCGCAAAGAGTAAAATTAAAATTTCAACCGATAAGGACACCAATGCTTTTAGTGATTTTGCTAAATATCTGGAACAAGAAATTCGAAAAGAACTTGAACCAGAAATTCAAAAGTTAATAGAATTACAATTTAGTTTAACTAAAAAAAAGATAAATTAACTATTTGACATGGGTTTTAATGGGATATATACAGTTATTGCAAACATAAGTTTGTAAATTTAATAAAGAGGTAAATATGACTAATGCAGTTAAAAAGCTAAAGTTGGAAGAAAAAAAAGTTATTCTGGCTTATGCTCAATTAAAGCTAAAGTCTAATAGACTAGCTAAAGAGTTGGACACAATGAAACAAAATATAGTTGATGTGTTTGACAGAACCAACCAAAACTTAATTATTGTTCAAGACGAGAATAATAATAACTTTGGATTACAAAAAATAAATAGAAGTAGAATGAAGTTTGAAACTACTGCTTTTAAAGAAAAGCATAATAGTTTATATAATGAGTTCACTACTAAAATTCATTACAGCGAATACAAAGCAATAGGGGGCGACCATGACGAATAGTCTAATTAATATTGCTCAAGTATTAGCTGAACGAGTTAATAACAATCAACCGACATCACTTGCTGACATGGTCATTGATAATGGTACAAAGAAACAGTTGAACTATGAAATCATGTTTCAATTATTAATGGGCGAATGTGAAAAGCATATACTAGAGAATTCTGGTAATGCAGTAGTTGATGAGTTCAAAGACAATGTGCTTAAGAAGTTTAGTACATTGGTATCAGCATTACATAATCAATAACACTTAATGCGTGGGCGCTGACGCGCCCACGCAACCACACCTACCACACCTTACAAGGCTCTTTAACATCATCATCAAGATTTAATTACCTGCAATTCTGGTTCTGCGTTCATGGGTTTCGGTTATTTTGCGAAAGGGCTTTAGTAAGCATGATATATACATATACTAGGGTCCCAAACGGTATGAAATAGTTGAAAGTGTTTTTTATATAGTCTATTGTGTAAAAGAGGCCTTTGTTTTTTTATGGGTCCCCTACCCCCAGGGGGTATAAAAATTTTATGAAACTAGACACACTTACAGAAGAAGAACTAAAAGACCTGGTACTTAAAAAACAACTTGAGTATATAAAATTATGCCAAGATAATTTTTTAGTATTTGTTGAAAATGTTTGGCAAGATTTTATTTACAGAAAAGATACTAGTAAACTAGGTAAAGGACATCATGAAATTATTGCTAATGCTTTTCATGAAATAGCTGATGGTGATGCAAAGAGGCTCAT